TAGTACAATCAGGATACACTCCGCGCAAAGAAAGCCCTGAAGTGCAGAATTCTATCAGCAGATCAGTGGCTTTAAACAATGCTGTGCTTTTCTGCAAAGAGACTAAAGGCAGCAAGCCAGGGGATGTATTAGATACTGCTGAGATATTCTTAGCGTGGCTTAAAGAGGAAGAGGTTAAAATTAGTACACCAATTAATACTAAATTAGATGAAGCAAGCGACGATGAAATGCCATTCTAAGCTTACTCCATTTCACGCATGGGTGCGCAGTCATTTTTTGACTGTGGCCCACTTTGCGGAAGTGCTTGAGGTAAGTTACCCTACAGCTCAAAAGTACATTAAGCAGCCCCGCTCCATGAAGGTAAGTGATATAGGTAAGCTTGCTAATGTTACTGAGGAAGAGATACCATACATATTAGAATTAATGAAGGATAGCAAATGAGTAAGAAAATAGATAAAAAGATAGCAGATATTCTGCTTCTTATTCCTGCAGAATCTCAGCACTATGCGCGACAAAGATTAGATAACTTAGTGAGAGCTGTGAATGAAAGTGAAATACCTGAGCTTAAATGGAAATCAATTAACGGTATAACTGAAAGCATGAATGAAGCTAAGGCTAATCGAATGTTAGAAATTCTTTTAGAAAAAGGCTATACAGATTGGCCTAATTTAAAAGGCAGAAGCCGAGTAAGAGAAGTAAATGATATGAGGCAGATATGCATGTGGATAGTTCGCAACGGGACCAGCATGAGCTTTCAAAATGTAGGTGCAATATTCGAAAGACATCACGCTACAATCCTGCACGCTATTGAGCACGTTGAAAATATGATTCAAACAGATAGCATTTATAGAAGTAAGGTAGAACAGATTCTTAGCCATCTTAATAATGAGCATCTCAACAAGATATTTTATAAATTAATTCAATAACAAAATGGAAAACATTAAGGAACTAATCGAATTTTTAAGCATGTATGACAGTAATACACCTATTGCAATGGCTATAGAAAGTCAAGCTACATTAAAGCTACAACCGGTAGCAACTACTACAGCAAATTTTAAGGACAACAAATCAGGTGAATCTTTTGAGATTTTAGTGTTTATAGCAGACAATACAAATTTTGAACTTAATTAATAATTATAAATCAATAATCATGAAACAAACCACGTTGAAATTTGACAAAAAAAGCCCCGAGCCTGTAACTATTCAAAGATTACAAGAGGCTTTAGATTTAATTAATGCTGGAGAAAAAGCCACGTATGCTTTACGCTCTAAGCAGCTAAGTAGTAATTGGTCTATATTTTTTGAAAAGACTCTAATAATTAGGCGCATAAGTGGGCATAAAGTAGAAGTCCTAAAACCTGTTATTGAGCGCAAAGATTTCTATAAGCTTTTAGATTTAAGATCTAAATATGAAAAGAAAATAAGAGATAAAAGAAAAATAATGTCTTTCTATGAGCAGAAAAAAGGCAGCCCATTTATTGGTAGAGTGCCATTACCCAGCGAAATTAAAATTCCTCAAGAGATTCAGTCGGTAAGAGTTAGAGGAGGAAGAGTAAAAAAATCAGTAGCACTGCCATGGTGGAAAAGAATTTTGTTATATTTGGCCAATCGATAATCTTAAACCAATATGACAACTATCTTATTAAAGCGTATAGAAGCGCTTGAAGAGAGGGTAAGGGCGCTTGAAAAAAAGCGCTCAGCCTCTACCAAATTCACTCCCCCATCACTATCAGATGTAGTAACCTACTTAGAAGATGTAGTATTAGCCAAGCGCTTTTATACATTCTACGAGTCTAACGGTTGGAAGGTAGGTAGGAATTCCATGAAGAGCTGGAAAGCAGCTTGCGATCAGTGGAGAGCAAGAGAAAATAACAATAAAAACACTACACAAGATGAGCAAAGAATTGGGCGCATTAGTACAGCAGAGCTTCAGTCGTTCACTAAGCGCTGAGGAGCGAGCTATAGCTGAATGCATTAGCTCACCTAAACTACACTCTTTAAATGAACAGGAATTCAGAGAGCTTATAGCGCAGGCTGCTGTAATCAATTCTATTAAAGCTTTACCTTCAGATATAGAAGTAACTCTATTACAGCAACTTACACAGAGCACTTATAGAAGCACTTCAATTAAAGACTGGCAGAATGCCTTCCTGTACAATGCTATCGGTAAAGACTTTGAAAGAGTAGAAGCGTTTAACCTATTCAGCATCTCATTTATGGCCGATGTACTTAAGCGCTATGAGGAATATAAGAGTAAAGTATGGCGAGAGCTGAATAAGGCTTTAATCTTACCGGAAGCACAGCCCAAACATATAGAGCCTACTGATCCTGTTACAGCTTTGCATGAAGATGTAGATAGATGGAATGCAGGTAAAGAAACATGGGTAGAAATATCTGCACCCTACAACTGCCAGCGCCTCTTTCGGAAGGGAATCTATAAGAAATCTATGTGGGCGCCTGAAGTATGGGCACGCTTTGAAGATATAGCTAAGCAGAAAGTGGAGGCTAAATTCAAGGCTTCTAACAGAGTTATCTTAGGTGAATCTGCACAAGCTGAATTTGACGGCTTGCAAAAGATAGAGCTGAGTAGATTAATTTACATAGACATTATTAAACAAATTAACAAAGAGAAATCATGATACCATTCCACAAATCAATTAAATGCTATAGATTATTCTACGGATATAAGCAGGAATACATAGCCTTCAAGTTAGGCATAGAGCAATCTAACTACTGCCTGAGAGAAAATGGCATAAGCAACTGGAAAGACCATGAGATTGAAATACTCAAAGAGCTATTTAAGATAGAGATAAGGGAGGAAAAGCTATGAGTAAGTATATCTATGATGAAGATGGTAACTGTACTAATGGAGATACAATGTGGTATAAAGCTGATGGAGTTTTGGCTAAGTATGAAATTGCTAAGAATAAAAATGGCTATGCTCGCACATATCATATTCAAGGTATTAGCACAAACATTAGCAGGCCTTTATCTTGGGAAGAGGAAGATGTTAGCGCTTCGAAAGAAGAGGCTGTAGCATTGGTTAAATCGGAAATGAAACAAGCTTTAATCATAGCTAATTACAATGGCCGATTTGATGGTATTCTGATGGCGATGGGTGAGATGCCAATACCAGGTAAAGAGGTAGTAATAGAAAAGCAGTTAGCACTATTCTGATTTAATTATCTAATTTCTTCCACTAACAGATAGGTGTTAGTAACTAACTTAAAGAGCTCAGCACTACGCTGGGCTTTTTTATTAACCTTTACTTATGAATCTATTTAGAAAGAAGAAGGAGCCAATAGATTTAAATGCCAAGCTGCTACCCGAGCTGTGCAGCTGCACTATTATACAGTGGAATTACACTGATGACATTGGCTTAGAGGCTACTTATGCAGAGGATATTCCTTTTATGTTTGATGCAAGAAAATGCGTAGGCATACAAGCTGAGGTAGAGTTTAGAAAAGATGGTACTTACTATGTAGGTGAGCGCACGTTAGCGCTAATGAGTGGGGTAGATAATGCAGTAGTTATAGATGTGCCTTACAACGAATTCAAAAAGCATTTTCAGGAGCTTAAATCTAATATCATAACTAATGATTACATCATATCGCGAGGGTAGAAATGTCATTATCACTACTTGCAAGAGTGGAGATAAATTCTTAATGATGAGTGATATCCATTGGGATAATCCTCACTGCGATAGAAAGCTACTCAAAGCTCACTTAGATAAGTGCTTAGCTGAAAATATCTACTTCGCTGTTAATGGAGATTTATTCTGTGCTATGCAAGGCAAGTACGATCCGCGTAGAAGTAAGCAGGATATACTTCCGGAGCATAACGTAGCTAACTATTTAGATGCACTTGTGAACACTGCTATAGATTGGTTTAAGCCTTATGCTCATTTAATGGTATTCGTTGGTTATGGTAACCATGAAACAGCAATAATAAAGAACTGTGAAACTGACTTAATTGAGCGCTTTATTAGTGGCTTGAATAGAGAAGCAGGCACCAATGTTTTAGTAGGTGGCTATGGCGGTTGGTGGGTGCATAGAGTTATGAAAGGAGAGAAGAGTGCAATGGTATTTAAAACTAAATACTATCATGGATCAGGAGGAGGAGGAGTAGTTACTAAGGGAGTAATCCAAAACAACCGTATGGGTGTTATGATAGATGGAGCTGATTGCATTTGGGCAGGCCACGTGCATGAACTTTACCATCACTCAGATATGGTAGAGGAGTTATGCTACGCTGCAAATGGAGGCTATAGAGTTAATATGAGATACGTGCATCACATTCGTACAGCAAGCTATAAAGAGGAATATGATGAGGGATACATGGGCTTTCACGTAGAGCGCATGAGGCCTCCTAAACCTTTGGGAGCGTATTTGTTACAGTTAGATTTAGAAAGAATAAGTAAACCCGTTGACACTACATTAGTAATACCTACTTTTGTACAATGGAGAGACAAATAGAATACAATTTCAAGCCTCTTACAAGGCAAAGCGAAGCACTTAAATTTCTTTCAGTAGATTCAGACGTTGAAACTATCCTGTACGGGGGAGCAGCAGGCGGTGGGAAGACTATGCTCGGCTGCATGTGGCAGATTCTTAGGCGCTTAAAATATCCAGGTACACGCTCACTCATTGGCCGAGCCAAGTTAGATACTCTTAAAAAGACTACAATGGCTACTTTCTTTCAGGTGGCTAATGAGATAGGGCTAAAAGCAGGAGAGGATTTTATCTATAATCAGCAGAGCCATATCATTAAGTTCAGTAATGGTAGTGAGATTATCTTAGCTGACTTGTTTCTCTACCCATCGGATCCTATGATGACTGACTTAGGAGGCCTCGAGATTACAGATGCATTTATAGATGAAGCTACTGAGATAACTGAAAAGGCTTATTCTATTGTCAGCTCACGTATAAGATACAAGCTTAATGAGTTTGGACTAAAGCCTAAGATTCTTTTAACTTGTAACCCATCTAAAGGATGGATCTATAATCAATTCTACTTACCTTATAAGAATCAAAATCTACCTGAGCACAGAGCTTTTATTCAAGCTTTGCCAGGGGATAATATACACTTACCTGATAGCTACGTAACAAGCTTAAGCCGATTACCGGAAGCGGATAGAAAGAGACTCTTAGAGGGAGATTGGGAATTTGATAATAGTAGTGATAGACTTTACCTTTATGATGAGCTTATGCGCTGCTTTCGTGAGCCAATGGCTGTAGGTGAGGGATATATTACAGCAGATATAGCTCGATTAGGTAAAGATAGAACTGTGCTTTGTGTATGGAGAGGCCTTAGCTGTATTGATATAGTAGTGCTAAGACAAAAGCGCCAAGATGAAGTTAAGGCAGAGATACAGCGCTTAATGAATCAGCATGGCATAAGACTAAGTAACGTACTTGCAGATGCTGATGGGGTAGGCGGTGGCCTTGTAGATAGCTTGCGCTGCAGGGAATTTATGAATGGTAGTAAAGCTGTAAGAGGTACTCAATATATGAACTTAAAAGCTGACTGCTACTTTAGATTAGGCGAGCTGATAGATAAGAATGAGATAACGCTACCTATTAAATGGCAAGAAGATATAGTTAAGGAGCTTGAACTGATCAGAAGAGTAGATCCTGATAAAGAAGGAAAGCTAAGAGTAACTTCTAACGATACCATAATCCAGCGCACCGGAGGGATTAGCCCCGATATAGCAGTTGCTATAATGATGAGAGCTTACTTTGAGCTCAATAGGAACTACACTAAGTACGCATTTATCTAAGTTAAAGTGTGATTTAGCGCACTTTATTGTACTTAAAAGTGCTTTATGAGGGATATTACATACTTTAATGTGTTTTGCTTAGTAGAAAATAATCTACAAAATTATACCCTAAAGGGGCAATTAAGGGCAATTAAGGAGTATTCCTTATATT